TTAGATGTATTGAAAGGATTACCTAATAAAACTGTTTTTCTAAAATCTTCTAATTTATCTGCAACTTCTTTTTGTACACTACTAAATGTTTGATCTGTACCTTTTCAAAAATTTTCTAAATACATTAATATGGTTTATCAAGCTCAAATAGAAATGGGTATTGATTCAGATTTAATTAAAATTATTCCACAAAGTCAAGCAGCAGATATTGTTAAAGATTACAATTCAAGAAGTGCTAATGAAAAGATAGGTTATCTACAATCATTAGAAGAACAATATGGTGAATATTATGGTAAAGTATTAATGCAATTATCAGAAAATGGTTTACCTGTTACTGCTAAATTAGTTTCTTATTTTAATGATGAACGATTTGCTTTAGCATCTTTATCTATAGATACCAAAGAAGAAAAAGAAGTTTTAAAAAATTTTTTAAAAGGTACAGATCAAACATTTAGTAGTGTACAAAAAGAAGTTGCAGATAAATTAGAAGATTTTAGAAAAACAGTTTTATTAGGTAATCCTTTCAATACATCTAAAGCAAATAAAGAACTTGATCAAATTACAGAAGTTTTAACATATATGACCATTAATGAAATGAGTAGAGGAACAGATTTAAAAGATGCTGTGGGTTTTTCTACTGATTTTATTAATAATAATTTTGAGTTTGAGGATACATATTTTATTCCAAGAATATATAACAATGAACCTTTAGGTTCTGGTCAAGTAGAATTTGTAGCTAAAAAAGCAAATGTAATTAAAAATCATTATTTAGAAGCATTTGATATGGAAACATTTAGATCAACTAATCCAGATATACCAGAAGAAGAATTAAATTCATCTATGATTGAACAAGCTAAAAACAATGGTGTTTGGTTGAATACAGCAGATGGTAACGGTTTAGTTTTTGCTATTAAATTTTTTGATGGCACTTATGGTTTGATACAAAACAAAGAAGGAAAATTATTAAGATTTAATTTTGATGATGATTCTTATGTATTACCAGGCACAAATATTGTGATGGATAAATTAACTAAAAAAGATGAAGAACCACCATCTCCTTAATTATGGCTAATATTGGATTTGGACTACAAACTGATCAAAATGCACCTGAAAGAGGTTATGATTTATTTAAAACCAGTTTAGGTGAAACACTTTCTAGTACTGCTGCAGATGCTTGGAAATATAATCCTACATCATCAATATGGAGACTTGCAGAATTAGAATATAATAGAAACAAAGATGATGATGAACCTTTAATTGATAGACAAATTTTAAATGAAAAATATGGTAATCTTGGTTTATTTTTTGAACAAGATGAAAAACAATCAACTGTAAATATTTTAGTAGAAAGAAAAAAAGAAGAAAGAGAAAGACAAAGTATTATTAACAGAGGACCAGAGGGTTTACCAGTTGCAGCAGCTAAATTAGCTACTTCTTTTGTAGTAAGTGCAGCAGATTTTATAAATATAGGTGCTGCTTTTATTCCTTTTGTTGGTCAAACAAATTTTGCACGATTAGTTGCAAGATATGGATTTGCTAGAGCAAGACTTGTAAGAGGTGCTGTTGAAGGAACATTGGGTACTGCATTAGTTGAACCTATTGTTTTAACTGCCGCACAAAGAGAACAATCTGATTATGATTTAGCAGATAGTTTTATCGCTGTTAGTTTTGGAACTATATTAGGAGGTGGATTACATGTTGGTGCAGGTAAAATAAAAGATTTTTTAAAAAGAAGAAAGTTTGAAAGAAAAGTAAATGAGGCTAGAGAAAAAGCTGGTATTACTGATGGTGAAACACCAGAATGGAATCCTTACAAAGAATATTATGGAGAGAATGCAAGAATAATGAAAGAACTTGCAGAAACAGATCCAGACACAAGAGTAGCTTTATTACAAAGAGCATTAACTGATTTAATAGAAGATAATCCTGTTAATGTAAAACCTATGGCAGATCTTGATCCAAAATTAAGAGAAGCACAAATAAATCAAAATGTTCCTGCAAAAGAAAGAGTTAATGTCAATCAAAAAGATGACAATATAAAAGGTATTGATAAAAGAGTTACTGATGAAAATTCTGGTAATACTATTGTTAAAAATCCTGATCAAAGAGAACTCAATAATTTTGAAGCATCAGGTAGAACTGAAAGTTTAGAATCTAGAAATTTAGATCAAGAAAATGTAAATTTAGAAAGTCAACTTAATATTTTAAAAGACAGACAAAAAGGATTAGATATTGAAGATAGTGTAGAAATACAAACATCTAAAAAAGCAGTAGATGAATTTAATCAGAAAAATAAAGAAATTAAAGATGCAATTAAAGATGGTATTAATTGTGTAACTAAAAGGTAATTATGGCAGAAGATAAATGTTTAGCACAGATACGAGAAACTCTTAAAAGATCATCTATAGAGACAACTAAAGCTGAAGATATTTTAAATGAAATTAAAAAATCACAAAGAGAGGTTGATGTTAATAATTTAGATGATGCTATTATAAGTGATTTAACTGAAAAAGTATTAAAACAACAAGAGATACAAACTAAAATTAACCAAAGAAATAATTTAGAAAACGAAATAAAAATTAGAAATACAGTTGAATATGTAGTGGATCAATTTAGTAATGATCCTGTAGAAGGTTTAACAGCAGTATTAGTGGGTTCTAATTTACAGAAACAAGGATCACGATCATCAGTTGCTCTTGCTCAACTATCCAAATATAGACAAATCGCTACAGCTTTTACAGAAAAACTTCGACAAAAAAACTTAACCACACTTTTTGCTAAAGCAAACTCTGCTATCGATAAAAAGATTGCTAGAACTATTTGGGAGTTAGGTGAAGGTAAAACAATTACAGAAAAAAATAAAGATATAGTAGAACTGTCAAAAGTAATACATGAGTTTTCTGAAACTTTAAGATTAGAATATAATAAATATGGTGCAAACATTGGTAAGTTACCTGGTTGGATTGTAAGACAATCTCACGATCCTTTTCAGTTAAGAAATGCAATGGATGTTTTAAATTTAAAAAATAATAAAAATATTAAAGAAATAAATGGTTCTGCTGAAAGAAATTTAGAAGCATGGAAAGCGTATATAAAAACTAAACTTGATGAGCGAACTTTTGAAGGAGTAGCTGATAAAGATCGAGATCAATTCTTAACTTATGCTTATAATTCTTTAATAAGAAATGAACATCAAATTGCAGAAGGTTCTGGTGGTCATTATGGAAGTAGAGATTTAACATCAAAATTAAATGCAAAAAGAGTATTACATTTTAAAACTGCAGATGATTGGTTTGATTACAATTCACATTTTGGTGGTGGTAATTTAAGAGAATCTTTATTTGCAGGTTTTAACTATGCTGGAAGAAACATTGGTTTAATGAGTACATTAGGTACAAAACCAAAAGCAAGTTTTGAAAAAATTGGTAGATTAGTAGAACGACATTTTATTAATAAAGGTGAACAAGGCAAAGCACAAAAAGTTGGAGACTATCTTAAAATTCAAGGTAGATACGAAAGACATTTTGCAGAAGTAGATGGATCGGTAAATTCTATTAATAGTTTTAGTGCTGCAAGATGGAGTGGTATTACAAGATCTATTTTATCAATGGCTAAACTAGGGGGTGCTGTTGTATCCGCTATGGCAGATATTCATTTGTATGCTAGAGAATTAAAATATCAAGGTAGATCATATTTAGGTGGTATTGCTGAAGCTATGACACGATTAGCTAAAGTTAAAAATTCTAAAGCTAAACAAGAAATAGCAGAACAACTTGGATTTATGGCAGATAATGTAATTTATGATTTAGCTGCAAGGTATTCTGTGGGTGATACTTTAAATAGATCTTTTACAAAATTACAAAGAACTTTTTTTAAATTAAATTTATTACAATGGTGGACTAACTCTTTGAAAGAGGGAGCAATGTTAGGTATGGGAAATTATGTTGCAAAACAAAGAAATATACCTTTCAAAAATTTAGAATTTAAATTTAAAAGATTAATCGAACATTTTGGTATTAATGAAAAAATATGGAACACTATTAGAAAAATGGATGTTGAAAGAGCAGATGATGGTAAAGAATTTTTTTCAGTAAGACAAATAGATAATTTATCTGATGACGCTATTAAATCGTTAGCTGAATTAAAAACAATGTCAAAAAGACAAATAGATATTTTTAGAGATAATTTAAAAACAAAAGTTATGGGTATGTTTTTAGATAGATCTACTTACGCAGTTATAGAACCAGATGCTAGAACAAGATCTTTTATGAAAGGTGGTCATCATGCAGGAACTTTTTGGGGTGAAGCCGCAAGATTTATATTTCAATTTAAAGCGTTTCCTTTAGCTATTATACAAAAAGCTATGGGTAGAGAAATATCATCATTAAGAGCTGGTGGTTTTGATAGAAATTTAGAAGCATTTTTTGGTATAGCAGCTTTAATTTTAGGTTCTGGAATATTTGGTTATATATCTATGACAGCAAAAGATTTATTAAAAGGTAAAACTCCAAAAGATCCAACAAAAAAAGCTACATTTTTTGCGGCTATGTTGCAAGGAGGTGGTCTTGGTATTTATGGTGATTTTTTATTTAGTAAAAGTTTTAGTAATTTACAAGCATTATCAACAGCTGCAGGACCAGCTATTAGTGAATTTGCTAAAGTTGTTGCTGCAATTCAGTATGCAATTCAAGGTGAACGATCAAAAGCAGGAAAACAAGCGTACAATTCTGTTATTGGTAATACACCATTTTTAAATTTATTTTACTTAAAAACTGCCTTTGATTATGCTATAGGTTATCAAATGTTGGAGACGCTTTCTCCAGGAGATTTAAAAAGGATGGAAAAGAAAATAAAGAAAGATACAGGTCAAGAATTTTTATTGACTAAACCATCAAGTTTATTTAAAGGATTTAGATAGTATGACAATATCTTCGACTACAGTAAAAAATTCATATTCGGGTGATGGTAGCACAACTACCTTCAATTATACATTTAAGATTTTTGCGGACTCTGACTTACAGGTCATAATAAGATCATCAACAGCAACTGAAACTGTTAAAACAATTACTACACATTATACAGTAACTGGTGCAGGAAATGCCAATGGTGGAACTGTAGTATTTACTGCTGGTAATATTCCA